TAAAAGTTGAAGCATTAAAAGACTGAGTTATTGATGCGATTACTTATGAAGGCATTACTGAGAACGGATCAGATGCTCCGTCTGCAATCAACATTAATACTGGAGCTTGTATTGAAGGTGTGATGTTCACATCGATTACTCTGACTTCTGGTCATGTCGTTGTCTATAGCGTCTAATGGGACTTGCTCAATCCCTTGAGAAAGTGGCCGGTACTGTCATCGAAAAATTTGGCGGTGATGTGACAGTTCGTTACGTTTCTGCTGGCAGCTATAACGCTACAACCGGCGCGATTGCTGAGACGGCCAGCGACACTGATGTCAAGGGTGTCTTAGAGGATGTAAGCGTGCGCGAGGTGAATGAGCTTGTACAGCAGGGTGACAAGCGACTCACGGTTGCGGCCAAGGATCTGCCATCAGCACCAGAGACTAAAGATCGCGTTGTGATCAGCACGGTTGTGCATCAAATCATCCGAGTTGATACTACAGAGCAAGACAACACGGCGATCACTCACGAATTAATCCTGAGGGCATAGCGATGGCACGCAATCTCAAGCTAGATCAGATTGCTGATTTTATGGAAGGCGAGATCGCAGATGTCGTCGCTGAGACTACTATGACTTGGCATGGCTTGCTAAAGTTACGCGAGGCACGCACTAGTGGTGGCATCGGCACTCCTGTCGTCACTGCAACGTTGATCAATTCATGGCAGGTAGATATATCTAAAAAATTCGAAGGGCGCATCTTTACTATTCTGGACTACGCCGAACCTGTTGTTTACGGAACGACTGCATCATTCCCGCCATCTTGGCAGGGTAAATACCGCACAAGGCAGGGAACACAGCCAGGCTACCCAGATTTAATCGGCAAAGAAGTAGCCACCAAATTTGTGCCTAAAATCGTAAGTGACATTCGGCGGAAGCGTGGATAATGGCTGCTGCTGATCTCAATGCAATCAGGGCCACTATTGAAGGCAGGCTTGCAACAGAGCTAGCTAGCAGCCCTGCCATCCCTGTTGTGTTTCACAACATGGCGTTTGAGCCTACGCCCAATTCATCATTTGTGCAATGTCTTGTCAGCTTTGGTGCAGGCGAATATCTGAGCCAAGGGTTGACAACTAATTCTCAGAACCGAATCATCGGTCTTGTTGTCATCAGCATATTCTCCGCCAAAGGAGTTGGACCTGGCGCTAACTACGTTATCGGAAAAAGAATTCGGGATCTTTATAATAGAATCATCGTGTCGGGTATTTTCTTCGACGCTGCAACAGGCCCAGAGGCACTGCTATCAGCAGCACCCGAGGGCTTCTTCCAAACTCAGGTCCGTGTGACCTTTGAATCTATCGAGGAACTCTGACCATGGCAACAATCCGAGGCGAATCTGGTTCAGTTGAATTTGAGACCGGCAGCGGCAGTCTTGCCACTGTTGTCGGTACTCGCAGCTGGAGCCTGTCAATCACTAAAGAAACCCTGGACACTTCAGTTCATGGAAACACTTTTCGCCAATTTGTTGGGAGCATGATTTCCGGCTCCGGAACAGTTGAGCTGGTTTATGACCCAGATGCAACGGGCCAAGCTGCGTTTGTCGAAGACATCATCAAAGCAAATGATGCTGCTGATGCTTCGTTTGAGTTGTTCACTACCGGCAACACAAACGGCACTGATTCGGTTTCTTTTGGCGGAATTATCACTGACATGGAAATCACTTCAACTGTCGGTGAGCTAGTTGTTGCCACCTGCAACTTCATCACCAGCAGCACTATCACTTCGAATCTTGAATGATGATGCTATAGTATAGATAACAAATCTGTTGTCTTAATGCCTGCTGGGAATCGCACTGTTGATCTGCTGGTTGGGGCGTTTGACCTCAACCAGCGCCGCAAGTTTCAATTAAAAAACGCAAACGGCGACAAGGTTGTCGATTTATTTTTCAAGCCCATCACCCGCGCTGATCGTAAGAAAGCACAGCTGCTAGCTGGTACTGATGAGGCATTGGACATCAGCACCAACATGCTGTGCCAAATTGCTGAGCTTGAGGATGGCACCAAGGCTTTTGCTGCCGCTGACGCGAACAAGCTCCAGCGCCAGTTACCTGAGTCTGTGCTCAATGAGATTGAGCTGTTCTTGTTTGGCCTTGGTGAAGAGACTGGTCTTGAAGACGCAAAAAACGACTAAAGCAGGACAAGTGGACTTTCTTTGAGTTCCACCTGTCCTGCGAACTGGGCATGACAGTTAGCAGGCTCCGCACGGAACTGACCGATGCGGAGCTTGTGCATTTTGCTGCCTATTATGAACTAAAGGCAGAGATGGAAGAACAAGCTATGCAGCGTGCTAAGCGTATGCGGCGTTAGACTTTGAGCACTGCTAGGCAGACGTGGCACAGTCAACAGTAGAACTGATTGTTGATGCTGCAAAAGCGGTCAACCCGCTACGTCAGGTCAATAGAGCAAGCCAAAAGCTGAATCAATCAATAAAACGCTCACAACGTGTGATGCGTAGCCTCGGAGTTGTTGGCGCACGAGCAACGAGAAAGCTTAAAGATGGATTTGACCGTGCAGCTCGCGGGGCACGAGCCCTAGCACAAAAAATGGGTGGGCTAAGAAGTGCTTTAGTAGGCCTGGGCCTCGGCGCAGTAACGAAAAGCTTTGTTGATCAAGCCGCGCAGTTTAGCCAAACACAAATAAGACTTCGAGCTTTAGCGGGTGAATACGGAGAATATGATCAGGTCCAAAAGCTTATCGCAAAAAATGCCAAAACTTTCAATTTATCGTTGGCGGAATCTGCCAGTCAATTCGCAGACATCTTTGCCCGTTTACGTCCTGTAGGCAAATCTCTAGATGAGATCCAGACTACATTCGAAGGCTTTAACGCAGTTGCAATTGTTAGCGGCACATCCGCAGGTGCTGCTTCGTCTGCCTTCCTGCAGTTAAGTCAGGCTTTGGGTTCAGGCCGCTTGCAAGGTGATGAGTTCCGATCGATTTCTGAACAGCTGCCAGGAATCCTAAAGCTGGTCGCTGATCAGATGCAAGTCAATGTTGCAGACCTCAAAAAGCTCGGTAGCGAGGGTGCGATTACTGCTGACATCCTCATTAATTCGTTAGCAAAAGGCTTTGACGAAAATGCAGACAAAATTAAGGCAATTCTTGACCAGTCTCCTTCAGCAAAATTCAAGGCGTTCAGTAACGCTGCATCTGAGCTTAGCACCGCCATAGGCACAGAACTGCTGCCTGTTATTACTCCACTGGCCGAAAAGGCTACTGAGCTGCTGACACAGTTTGGTGGGTTGCCAAAGCCCCTTAAACAAGCCGCTGGCGGCATCTTGCTGCTCGGCGTAGCAGCGGCGATTGCATTACCAGCAATCGGCGGTTTGTCCTTGGCGCTCGCCGGTATGAGCGCGGGCACGATTGCTGCGCTAGGCGCGATTGTTCTTAAACTGGCTGCTATTGGCGGGACAGGCGCATTAATTTTTGAGCTAAGCAAAAGCGTCACAGAATTTCAAGACCTAATCGACACAGGATCAGTAGAGGATCTTGAAAAAGAAGCAACTCGATTAGAAGCAGCAATTAAAGCTTTAGACAAGCCTGCAATTGCTGGTGGGAACAACCTTAAAGGATTAGGCCAAAGCGCATCTGTTGCTTCGCAAGAGCTCACAGATCTGGAATCAAAACTAAAACAAGTACGCACCGCTATAGCGCAACAAGTTGACACGCAACCTACGCAAGGGGCATTCGACTTCGCAGGAATACAGGCTGCAGTCGCAGAAGCAGAAAAGGCCAAAAATAAAAAGATTAAACCAAAACAAGAAACTGAGGCAGAAAGAATTGCGCGTATAGCTCAGGAAACAGCGACAAGACAGATTGCCAGTCTTCAGCAGAGGGCCAGACTTGCCACTGCACTGACAGAGCAGGAAGAGCAGATGTTAGGTTTTCAACTGCAAATCGAGCAAGCAGAGGCCAATCGAGCGATTCTTGGTGACGACATGACAAAAGATTTGATTGATCAAATTAAACACACTTATGGACAGGTTCAACTTCAAGGCACGCTGAAACGACTGGCTCAAGAACGTGGGGAGGAAGAAGAAAAAATCACGAATAAATTGACTGAAGTTGAAAAGCTGTATCAATCAATAGGCCAGCAAATCAGCACAGGCATTGTTGATAGCTTGATGCAAGCAAAAAGCGCGACGGAAGCATTGTCCGGCGTTCTGAACAACGTTGCCAGGCAGTTATTACAGCTTGGCGTCAACTCTTTGCTGCAGGTTGCGTTCCCTGGCAGCAGCTTGTTTTCAGCTTTACCAGGCTTTGCAAATGGTGGACGTCCAGCAGTTGGTCGCCCTTCTGTGGTTGGCGAACGTGGCCCTGAACTGTTTGTTCCTGATCGTGCTGGCACAATCCTGCCCAATGGTGTTGGTATGGGTGGCGGCACGACAATCACCGTTAACGTTGATGCATCCGAAACCTCTGCTGATGCCAGTAGCGGCCAAGGCGCCCAGCTTGGCAAAGCGATCGGGTTAGCAGTGCAACAGGAACTAATCAAACAAAAACGGCCTGGTGGCCTTATTGCTGCTATCTAATGGCTAATTTCCCTTCAATCACGCCGACCTACGGCATCCAAAAACGCAGTCGCCCTGCAACGCGGAGTGTGCGTTTCGGCGATGGCTATGAACTGCGGCTGCAGTACGGCTTGAATCAAAACCCGAAGATCTATCAGCTCACCTTCGAGGTATCTGAAACTGACTCAGACACCATCGAAACTTTCCTAGATGCCCGTGCTGACGATTCAGCATCGTTTGATTTCACACCACCAGGTGAAGGCAGCGCATCAAAATTTGTTTGCGAGAGTTGGAGCAAATCAATCCCGTATCTGAACCGCGCCACAATTAACGCAACCTTTCGCGAAGTATTTGAACCGTAATGGCAGCAGTCGCAGCCTGGGCAGCCAGCACCGCTTTTTCTGTTGGTGATATACGCAGGGCTACTACGAGCCAAGCGAGTGGCCTGTGGTTTCGCTGCACAACAGCTGGCACCTCTGCAAGTAGTGAACCTAGCTGGCCAACAGACATTGGCAGCACGGTTACTGACAACACTGTTGTTTGGACTGCGATCAGCAGTGTCTATGAGGACGTTTCAGTTCTTGCGCCTAGCGCGATTATTGAGCTGTTTGAGCTGCACCTAGACAGCACGCTTCACGGCAGCTCTGATGTTTACCGCTTCCACGCTGGCAGCAATGCTGCGGTGACAGGCAACATCGTTTTTGACGGCAACGCATACACACGTTTCCCAGTTCAAGCTGACGGATTCGAGATGCGATCGGGTGGAACGTTGCCACAACCGACGCTGACGATTGCCAACCTTGATGGCACGATGACCACGTTGCTGGCGCTGGTCAATGCCACTACAGCAGGCAACGATCTGACGGGTGCAACGGTTAAACGGATTCGCACCCTGAAGCGCTATCTGGACGGCGAATCAACAGCAGATCCAAACGCTAGGTTTCCGACGGAAATTTGGCGCATCAACCGCAAGGCAACAGAGACCCGCGACGTTGTTACGTTTGAGCTTGCCAGTGAGTTCGATCTTGCTGGGCAGAAGCTACCGAAACGGCAGGTTGTCGCCAACACCTGTCAATGGATCTACAGGAGCAGCGAATGCAGCTACACCGGCAGCAACTACTTTG